ATGGATAGTCCCAGTGGGTAATGAATTGTGCTTTGTGTGTCGGACCCCAGTTGCCTTCGTGATACAGGTAAGGAGTAGTTCTAATCCTACATGAATCACCAGTACAGAGGAGATCATCAACGATTCTCCAGGACTCTAGCACCTCATCACCATGGACAAAGTGTGATTGATCACAGTTCAGAGCATCATAGAACAGAGTCACGTATCCATCGAGAGCACCCTCTGGATACTTATGTGTCAGTGTTGCCAGCTCTACATGTTCTCCTAGTCCAGGAGATTTGATATCAATCTGAACATCCAGATGAGGATCAGGTTGGATGCGAATCACAATCCTGTCATTCACTTCACCTTCATACAAAGCAAGAGGTGGGGCTTTCAGTTTGATAACAACTTCGACACCCTGGTAGGGCATCTTCTTACCAGTCATGAAGTAGAAAGGCACGCCTTTCCATCTCCAGTTATCTATATAGATGTCTCCTGAGACAAAGGTTGGGATTGGAGAGTTGGAACTCACCCCTTCCTCGTCACGGTAGCCAACATACTGACCGAAGAGTGTCTTCTGTCCCAGTCTAGCAGCAGCAAGGACCTTGGTCTTCTCTCTGCGAATCTCCTTAGCATCAAGCCTACATGGAGGTTCCATTGCTATGAGTGACAGGACCTGAAGCATGTGGTTCTGTAGCATGTCACGTACAGCACCAGCATGTTCATAGTATTGTGCCCTGCCTTCACAACCAATAGTCTCAGTGGCAAAGATCTGAACCTCGCTTATGAAGTTCCTGTTCCATAGTGGTTCAAACAATATATTGCTAAACCTAGTAGCAAGTATGTTATTGACAGTATCTTTACCGAGATAATGGTCAATGCGATATACTTGTTTCTCGCGTAGACGTCCGCTAACCACAGACTGTAGATGATTAGCAGATTGGTAATCGGTGCCAAAAGGTTTCTCAATAATAACTCTAGATCTATCCGCATCTTCTAACAACCCCGCGTCTGTAAGATTGACAATGGCAGACTCGTATCTCTCTGGTGGTACCGACAGGAAGTAGGTACGATCCTCTGCCCAAGGTAAGTTACCCAGTGACTCAGGGTTTCCAAGGTCACTAGGCTGCCAAGCAAGTCGGTGGAGGAATGCTTCATCGAACTGATCAGCATTGATCATAGACAACCAAGCATCCTTGGTGATCTCTCTGCGAGATGTACCAACGATGACAAGGTTATCAGGTAGGAGACCCTTGGTGTGTAGATCATACAGAGCAGGCATCAGTTTTCTGCGGCACAAGTCTCCTGTTGCGCCGAAGATCACCACCTCTTTAGTGAGCGGTACCGTTTCCGTCATAGTCATCCGAGTCGTAGTAGTCATTCTCACCTTTAAGTCGTCCGAATAGGAAGGTGGCACATACAAACGGTAGTGCTCCCCAAAGTAAGACATCAGCGAACGTCATGACCACCAAACTTGTAGCGCATACCGTTCAGAACCTTGGTTGCGAAAGCATCAAGATGGCGCGAACCAAAACGTTCAAAGAGAGCAGTGCTGAGTACAGGAGCGGGTACCCCAAGGTCCACAGCAGCATTAACAGTCCACCTGCCCTCGCCAGAGTCACTGACGCCCCCATCGAACTTAGTAAGCTCGTGATCGCTGCGAAGTACATCAGCAGTAAGGTCAAGTAACCAACTGCCAACCACGCTACCGCGACGCCACAACTCAGCCACTTCAGACACGTCAATGTCGTAGCAATAATCTTCTGGGTGTGCCATGGGTGCGACCTCGGCATCTCCCTCTTTGACATACTTAGATCCAGCGTTTGCTTCATGGAGAATGTTGAATCCTTCTGCGTATGCCTGCATGATACCATACTCGATACCATTGTGAACCATCTTCACAAAGTGTCCAGCACCTGGTGGTCCACAGTGTAACCAACCATGCTCACTGCTGGTTTCATAGTCGTAAGGGTTCGTACGAGAGGCAGATCCAATGCCTGGTGCGAGTGCCCTAAAGACTGGAGCGCAAGCGGATACTGCGCCAGTTGTACCACCAACCATAAGACAGTATCCACGATCCAAACCGTAGACACCACCGCTAGTCCCACAGTCAATATATTGGATACCCAACTTAGCAAGCCTCTCTGCCCTCCTGCGAGAGTCCTTAAAATTGCTATTGCCATGATCAATAATAATATCTCCCTCCACACAAAACTGTAATAGCTCATTGAGTGTCTCCTCTACTGTCTCTGCGGGGACTACCATCATGAAGACACCAGGTGCCTTGGTAATGATAGTTTCGCCTGACTTCTCTCCGTAAATAGATTTCTGAGAGTGTACTATTTGAACAAGGCTTTCCAGAGAAGTGGCATATCCACTGATATAACCCTTCTCAAATTGTTCATTTGCTTTCTGAACATTGTTACGATACCCATGTACTTCGATGCCTGCTTTGATCATACGGCGGGACATGCCTTCGCCCATCCTGCCAAGACCGATGATTCCTACTTTCATTTTTCTCTAAAATATTCTGGTAAAGGACAACCCTTAAAGTCGTTGATCTCATCAACGGCGAGGACAAACATTGTAGCAAACCCCACGCAGAATGCGAACAACATCTGCGGGAAGTTATAGTTACCCATGTATGCCGTCGGATCAGGCTCATCATCATGTGGATGAATGTGCTTGGCGATCCTCTCTATTCTTTTTTTCTTTTCCTCGTCACCATTCTTCGTCATGATCTGGGTCCTCCCATTCGGGTTCGTACATAGGACAAGGTTCTTCAAAGAGGTGACCCATTCTTAACTGAAGGATCCTTTCTCTAAGTCCCTTATAAAATTCCCTCTTTTCGTCGTGGTTCATTTACCTTTAACTAGATCTTCTACTTGTTTACGAACACGATCTTGCTCGTGTTGTTGACGAAACAAATTAAGATAACCTCCCTTCCCGTGGTAGATCAGATGCCCTTGGTAGAGCATCGTTACTCCGAAAAGGAAGAGAAGTATAGTGGCAATCAGTTCAATGTGATCTTGAGCCATGGGAAGATAGGATCTATTACTCCAATAAGTCGAAGCAGACCTTCAGCAAAAAGTGCAAGAACAACCCAGCCAACACACATTGAAATAATTGAAGCATTACGATTGTGTTTTCGTATGGCATCATCAATCATCTCTTGGACTTGCTCCTTGGTTGTGTACCCAGGAGGTGGTGGAGGTTTTTTGAATATGCTCACTGGATTAACTCCATTGCTGTATGTAGCTCACGCGAATGCTCTAGCTCATCATTCAAGATCTCAAGGATCTTTTCATCAGGTCCATTGAACCCGAGGAACTTGGCATAGGTTTCTGCCGCATGAATTTCTACTTCATATGACAGGTGGTAAGCAGCACGAGGAGCCAACCAATAGTAAACCACGTTAACCCAATAATAGATGAGTACGAGGTGTCTGGCAACAAAACGATCAACCCAATAACGATTACCACCCCTGCTTTCCATGTACTCCAGATGTTCTGTTTCATTTACAGACTGCTCGAAGTGTTGCTTCATTAGAAAAAGATGTTCGGGACCGCGAAGTCCCATGCTCTCTCGGAAATGAAGTACACTAAGGAAAGCGAAGTAGGGTGCCCGAGCAATCTCCTCAAGCACCCAGAATCGAGGGTAGTCACGACCTCTGTATAAGAAGTCAAGAAAAAGCACAGTAATATCTAATACGACTGTGTTAAACTTTTTCATTGGACATGTACCGTTCCGATCATTCCAGCACCCTTGTGGGGAGCACACCAATAAGTATAGTCACCTGCCTCAGTAAAGACAACCTCAAAGTCTTCACCTGGTAACATTGCCAGGGCTTCGTGACTTAACTCATCATGATCTTCTACCACCACGTTGTGTGGAGGCAGCATGTTGTTGACAAAATGAACTGATTCGCCAGCGTTGATTGTAACTTCTGCTGGACTAAAAACTAGGTTCCCATCGGCACCCATCTGGACATCAACTGCCCATGCTGGCAACGCGAGGAACAATGAAGCGAGAAACGCAAAGAAAAACTTCATTAAAAATGCGATAGCTGTAGGTATTTACACTACAAACTATCGCATGTTTCAAATTATTGTCAGCGTTAACTAACAAGCCCCGCTGCTCTTGCTCCCTTGATTTTAGACCACTCTTCACGCAATGCGTGGTCACTATACTTCAGTACAAGGTCTGCTCTCTTGTCTTGACCACGTGCTTTGAGACGTTCAATGGCATCACCATAGAACCCACCGTGATGGAGCTGTTCAAACTTAGATAGAGTCTCATCAGTGAAAGCATCACCATGGTTCTTCCACATCTCGTAGGTCATACCATTGGGTTGCTCATAGATCACACCGTCTCTGATGACACGTACGTACTGCCAGATAGTCTGATCTTCAAACGCATCATTGAGTTGGAGGATACGTTTCTGTACTGCCTTCATCTCTTTGACAAACAACAGTGACTTACTGAAGTCTGCTTCCTTAATCACACGGTGATCAGGGAACATAGGATGAGGAGCAGCATCTCTGGTAGGTCTCAGGTAACCAGTGAACCAGCGAGGGCATGGAGTGTTCCTCATGTCCTCATAGAATACCAGGTCACCCCAGCAATACACTGAGGGTTGAGAAGCACGGCGCATGATCTCCTCAGCGATCATATATGCCTGCTTGAATTGACCCTTGGCACTGGAATAGATAGCACCATTCTTCTTACACCAGGCACGAACCCATTTGGTTTGCTCTTGGTGGCGACAAGTATCGTGGACGATTACTTCACACCCTGGGAATCCTACGTGAAGGGTCTTCAGTGTGGTGACACCAGCAGGGAGTGATGCTTCGTCCTTAGTGTCAATGATTACGTGAACTTTCCAGGACATTATGGTCAGACTATTGTTCTGATATATTTAGGACACAACGTCGCGAACATAGCAGGGAACACCATCAGGATCTAACCACTTGGCATACTCGAAGTCTTCGATGGCAAGCAAGCATTGATCAGCGTTGTCAAAGAGATAGATGTCAGTATACTTTTTAGTATACTCATCTGCTTTCTGGAGACGCAGGTCAGGTTTACCATTGAGTTTGATGTAACCCTTTTGTACATAACGATATGGATATCGTTCGTGGATTACAGTAGTCTTAGGAGGCTTCGTCGTGTTGGGTGTAGAGGGCGAGGTCATCTTCGTCAAATTGAATTTTGGATGGGTCTGCTGGGACCATCATTACTTTACTGCCATCTGGTCTAACAATACAGTAGACCTGACCAGTTTCTGTACTGTCCACCAGTTCTTCCATTCGGTCCTGAGCTTCCTGCTCTGTGATCTCAATAATTTTCATAGGTACATGCTTTGTACCTATTAATTATAACACCATTTGGACAAAAAAATACCCCGAAAATTTTTTCGGGGTAAAATGAAATCACTTCAGCGTTTCCACAGCGGCGAGTGCTTTGACTCTCAACTCCTCAGGAAGAGGAACATAACCAAGACCGTCTGCCTTACCCTGTTGGGTAGGTGTCAGCATCCAGCGAAGCATCTCCTTCACATTATCATTCTTC